ACCGTCTACAAAAACCCGAATAGCTGCAGCAGAACGAGAGGCAGAGCCATCAGTTCCTTCAAAGAAAATGTTGCCGATTTCATCGCCACTTTGGACAACAGTAGTTGAACCAGTGCTGGTTCCTCTTGATTTCTTTAATACAAGATAAGAACCGTTTGCGTCGTTACAGTTGGCGGTAAAAGAAACGCCAACATAGTTGTTGGTGCTTTCTACGGCAATGAGGTTATTGGTCGAAGTGTTAGCTGTCGTAGTAACAGTAGACGTGCCCACTAAGAGCCTGCCGGATGCATCAATACGAGCGCGTTCGCTATTGACTGTGCCAAAAGAAAGAGCACTCAGTTGATGATCATATTTGACGAATCCCCAGGGTCCGGAGGCGGTGTCATAAAACAGCAATCCTTGAGTTGCGTTACCCGTGCTTGGGCGTAATGCAATGCCGCCACCACTAGCTGTTACAACTTCCAAGGGCTGGCTAGGCGTCGTAGTGCCAATCCCTACGTTGCCTGCGGAAGTAATACGGAGGCGCTCAGTTCCAGACGAATAAGTGCCATTGAAGAATCGGAAACTACCGTCAGCTTGGGAGCCAACAGTCCAATTATTCGCCGTAGTGGCGCTTGCACCATACTGAATGTAAGCGTCTCCAGTTGTAGTTCCCAACCACATTGGAGAAGCTGAAGTGATACGTGCAGAACCAGTTACATCAAGTGTGTAGCTAGGCGAACTAGTCCCTATGCCTACTCGCCCTTGATCTGCTTGAACGTTGAAGAAATCAGTTCCAGTGCTATCGGAAACAATAAGTCTTCCGCTACCACCAGCAGTTTGAAAAAGGCGGAGAATAGAAGTTCCGCTAGAATTCTCGCAATTAAAAAATGTAGTTGCAGCACCTGGCGATTTTACAGTCAATAAAGATCCAGGTGAACTAGTCCCCACGCCCACGAGCCCTGCCGAGGTGATACGCAGGCGTTCTTGGGAGTTGTTGTTTCTAAATATAATTGGAGTGGTTGTATCGTTTCCAGTTGGTCCAACGGCAAAAAAGATTCCAGGGGCATAGCTAACGCTTGCCTGTCCATTCGCACCGCCAGCTCCAACTATAAACTGCTGCTGTGCATATCCATTTGAAGCCGTATTCCTAATTGTCCAAGAGCTATAGGCAGCGGCTGCCGATTGAGTACTGTCGAGAATTGTTGCAGCCGCAGCACCAACCCCAACATTCCCACTCGCATCAACAAACAACCGCCCAGTGCCATTAGTGCTCAGGGCTAGTTGATCTGCCCCTGGAGAATACAGACCAGTATTAGGGTCAGCAGTAAAACTAAAAGTAGGTGCCGATGCACTACCTGCTGCACCTGTGATGGGTTGAACTAAATTATCAATTAACTGGGCTTTTGTCTGCGACATCTGGAGGCCTTATGCGATCCCTCCATTTTAATGTCAGTTGCCTAATAGCTTCTCAAGGGAACTTGCTTGGTGCTGCTGGTAGTAACCAAGCCGCTCTTGAATCACGTTGTAATAGTTGATGGCAGCATCAACCATTTCTTCTGCTGTCATCTGACTAGACAGTGCTTCATTAGCAAGCATCCCCGCCACCAGAGTGGTCACGCCCCACTCAAGCTTGTTACCAATTAAGGCATTGAGAGGCGTCCCATCTTGGGTGAACCCAGCAATCATCTTGTTCAGTACCGGATCACCACCCATGGAGCACCTCTCAGTTACCTTTATTGTATGGCAGAATTACTTACCACATTTGGCTAGATAATACCAGTAGGCATTAGCAGCGTTTTGGTGGAAGCGTTTGCCATAGAACAGCTTGAGTTTCTTCTGCTCAAGGTCCTCCATCTTACTGGAGTTGTAAGGGAGAACCTCATCACCATCACGGAGCAGGTCCATCTCAAGATCATTCATCTCAAGCTGGAGATCAAAGTCCTTGACTGCGTGTTGGTGGCAGCTCATCTTGATGCGTGCATCATCCACATCAGTCGGTGCTTCGATCTTCTGGTAGAAGGTCTCCTGGATACTCGGATGCTTCCAGGTCCATGTCTCGTCCATAGATTCGTTTAGATCGGATGCCATATTCTTGAGTGACTTTGACTCCACTCGGTAAGTGTCGACCCTCTTGATAGGCGCTGCGTATGGCATCGAGGTTGGGGATAACTTTTGTTGTGGTTTTAGGTTCTGTTCTCTCGTCGAGAACTTCTCCTGACATTGAACGTAACACAACTCGTTTGGTTGTGGTGACTTCTTCTTCAACGCAATAATCTGCTCTTTCTTCAGTGTGCCAAAACTCCGGATCCGATGAGATTTCAACTGTGAGGTCCTTCTTTTTAACGAGAGTGAACTGGTAGTTTCGACCCGTGATTTTGTTGGAGTCGAAAGGCAGTGACCGCCGCAACCAATTTAACAATCCCTTGAGGGATTTGAGCTGTGACTCATGATGCTTCTTGGCACCAGAGATGAGATCAGCTTCTTTCTTGATACGCTCTAACGCATCTTCATGCGCAGCCATTGCGTAGTAGATACGATCAATCTTCTCAGACCGTAGGGAAGCACAGGTCTCCAGCTCAGCTTTAGCCAGTTCCTGGGTGTCAGGAGTGAGGAGAGGAAGAGAGCGTTCCAGGGCACCATAGTGCTCGTATAGCTGGAGAACATTAAGTTCTTTGAGTTTAGCTTGAGTGAGTTGAGTCATGGCTCAGTTGAATTGAGATTGGACTTTGTTGAGAACATAGGTCAGCAGCATGCCTGCTGCTGCCCAAAGAAGATCTTTCAACACCGGAAGTACGGTGGCAAACAGGGATTCAAACATGAGTTGAAGTGAAGTGGGTAGGCAGTTTTACGTCGTACCCAGGACGGCTTTTACCTGCAAGCAGAGTCAGTCTACCAAGCCTGTCAAGCCCTCAGTCGTGGTCTGAACCAGCTTGCTGATGTAGTCAACAAGTGCTTCCACCTTGGCATTGACAGATTGGATCTCTTCCATCAGCTCTTCCCTGGATGGGGTCAGGCCAAACAGGTCGTTCTCCTTGATGGCTTCAGGATTGTTGACCTTCTGATACCGACGACAATCATCGTTGGCGGAATAGATCGCTTCCTGGTACAGGTCAAGGCAAGTCTTCAGGTCCAGGTACCCAAGTCCCGCATCATTCATGATGGAGTAGGCACGCTGGAAAAGCTTGGCAGAAAACTTGATGTTGTCTTCAAAGAACTCTTCGTACTGTTCAGCCGAGAGTCCGTAGGTGTCAATCGACATAGCACTCAAGTGCAGCATAGAGTGAATCAATGATAAAGGCTTCTTGGCCTCCTGGACCTAGATCAGTCCACCATTGCAGATCAGGATCAGTTTCATCCCAGTCAATACGGATGGTACCCGTACCGTCTTGTTCATCGATCCATTCAATTTGCAGCTTCTCGATTGAGCTGAGCTTCGCAATGGGACTTGAGGAGTTGCTCTGCATAATCCTCTTGGTGCATACGTATTTCTGCACCTAGTTTAACTAGCATCCAATGTGTGTCCTCATCCACCTCAATGTCGTAGCGGTACTTACCGTTGTGAAGTTGCATGGGTTCTGTAGGTTCAATAGTGAGTTTTGTTTTTGGACACTTGGTGCCCAGATAAACGGTACCATCAGTCATTTGAAATAATGGCTCTGGTTGAGACATCATTTCTTGAAAGCGTTCTTGAGCTGCGGGAGAGAAGTCCCAGGGAATGGAGCGTAGCCAGCTTCCATCATATTGAAGAACAGGGTCCATGCATCATGCTGAGTAAAGGTCTCATTGGGTTTGTAGGTACGCCAGTGAGAGAGCGGTGCTTGTGCCCCTGACTTGGTATGGAGTAAGAGGAAGCGCCCATCACTGGTGTGATCAGCGGGAGGTGCATACCACCAGGCCACACACTTATCCGGTGCACCACTGGGGCTGGCATTCCGTACTTCTGTGCGTTTGCACAGCAGCTCACGGTACTTGTTGAACCAGGTCAGGTGGATACACCACGGCTTAAATCCCTGGATCTCTTCTTGGAAAGAAGAAAGGTTGTTGAGCTGACGTTGAAACGACCCACACGAGCAGCTAGGTTCGCCAAACACCGAGTCTTGTTCGGCGCCATCGTCCAGCTCACCGTCCAGATCAATCGGCCGATCCGGAAGCCGAAGTCCGTCCGGCGCCACCAAATGGCCCAGGTCCGTTTGGTCAGACTGAAGGAGGGCACGGACCTTTTCGGGGTCTGATAGGTGTATAAATTTGTCTGCCCAGTGAGCTTGTAGTTGTGCATTGGAACTGAGGTGACCGAGTGCGTGAGTGTAGGTCCAGCCTTTGAAGATGATGTAGGCATTGTTATGCCAGACACTAGGCCCTCTGTAGTTAGGACCTAAGTAGGAGAAGAAGTCTTTGAGACGGTGGGTATAGGCGGAGAAGGCTGCCTTGATGGCGGCTCTTGGAAATACACGTTCACCACCATCGCGATACACCACGATGCAAAGATCATCTCGCAGATTAATTGCGGCGACATCCGTGTCATCAAAGTCCGGAAAAGCACGCCGAAT